AACTTATTTTAGATGAAGAACAAGATGATATTGGAGTAGATGCAATTTCTATTGTAGAAAGTCCAGCCATTGAAAGTGATTTTGTTGCTTTAAAGAACCAAGAAATAAAGTTAGCAGAAGTAGACAAAGAAAAGAAAATACTGATGGGTGCTTTGTTGATACCTAATAAGCCTATTTACCGCAATGGTGGTGAGGGTGAGTATTATATATACTTTTCAAAAGATACGATTGTAAAAGCATCTCAAATGTTCTTACAGAACGGTAAACAAAGTAATTCAACACTAGAACACAACCAAGCATTGAATGGTTTAACATTAGTTGAAAGTTGGATAATAGAAGATAAAGTACACGATAAAAGTGTAAAGTATGGAATGGATTTACCATTAGGAACTTGGATGGGAAGTGTAAAAGTAAACAATGAAGATGTTTGGAATGAGTATGTTAAAACAAATAAAGTTAAGGGTTTTTCTATTGAGGGTTATTTTGCAGACAAAATGGAAACACCTAAAGATAAAACACTAGGTGACTTAATGAGTGAAGATGATATTTTACTTAACAAAATAAAGGATATACTAAATGCAGAGGAACAATAAAAACAAAATCTTTATACCAAGTAGAACATCACCTAGTGGCGGTGGACGTGCTTGTTTATGTTGGGATACTAAAAAGTATTCAATAGAGTGTTGTGATGGTTCTATGCAAGCACAAGGTATAGGTGTTATAACAAGAACAGACTGAAAATGCAAATTTTAATTTAATAATCGTTATATAAATAGTATGAAAGCAAACCAAATGTTAAACGAAATAAAAACACTTCTAAACATCGAGGTAAAACTTGAGGAACAGAAGTTAGAAAATGGTACTGTAGTAAGTGCAGAAGCCTTTGAAAAAGATAATGAAATATTCATTGTTACAGATGATGAAAAAATTGCAATGCCAGTTGGTGAATATCTTTTAGAAGATGGAAGATTGGTAGTTGTAGAAGCAGAAGGTCTTATTGCAGATGTTCGTGAAGTATCTGATGAGGTGCCAGCTAAAGAAGAAGTTGAAGAAACTGAAGATTTAGAAGAAGAAAAAAAAGAAGAAGAAAAGATGGCAGATGTTGCCGACTGGGAGGGAATGGAAAAGAGAATACAAAACCTAGAAGATGCCATTGCAAGTCTTAAAAAAGAAGATGTTGAAATGGGAGTTGAAAATGGTGGTTTAAAATCTCGTACTGTAAAGGAAGAATTTACAGAAGAAGCAACACAAGAAATTAAAGAAGAAGTTAAAGAAGAACTTTCAGCAGTAAAACCAATTAAACACAATCCAGAAGCAAGTACACCACAAAAGAAACAAGTACAATTTGCCAAAGGACAATTTAACACAACTTTAGATAGAGTATTAAATAAATTAAACAAATAAAAATGAATAAAAGAAACGTAAATTTAGCAACATCCGTAACCGTGAATTCTACCTATGCTGGAGAATTTGCTGGTGAGTATATCGCAGCAGCTTTATTATCTGCATCAACTATTGATGACGGTGGATTAACAGTAAAGGCAAACATCGCTTTTAAAGAAGTGATTAAAAAATTAGCTACAACTGCAATAGTACAGTCTGCATCTTGTGACTTTGACCCACAGTCAACTATCACACTAACAGAAAGAATAATTCAGCCTACAGAGTTACAAGTAAACTTACAGTTGTGTAAGTATGACTTCGTGAACGACTGGGAAAGCCAGTCTATGGGCTTTGGTCTTGGTCAAACACTACCTCCAAAATTTTCTGACTTCTTGATTGCTCACGTAGCGGCAGAGGTCGCACAGAACACAGAATTTAATATTTGGCAAGGAGATACGGCTGGAGCAACTTACACATCTTTTGATGGGTTTGAGAAACTAATTGCAGCAGCAGTAACAGCGGGAGATGTTCCAGCAGCACAAGCAATAACATCAGTAGCACTTACATCTGCAAACATCATTGACAAACTTTCTGAAGTAGTTGATGCGATACCATCTGCATTATATGGTAAAGAAGATTTATTCCTATACATAGGAACAAAAGCAGCTAAACTATATGTTCAAGCACTTGGTGGATTTGGAGCAAATGGATTAGGAGCAAATGGTGTTGCTAATATGGGAACACAATGGTGGAACAACGGAAGCCTAACGGTAAACGGTGTTAAAATCTTTGTATCACCGGGATTATCTGACAACAAAATGTATGTTGCACAACGTTCTAACTTATACTTTGGTACTGGCTTGTTAAACTCAACAAATGAGGTTAAAACCCTAGATATGAGTGACTTAGACGGAAGTAACAATGTGAGAATGGTAATGCGTTTCACTTCTGGAGTACAATTCGGAATTGGAGCAGACATAGTTTCTTACGCATAATTAATTAATTAATCAATAGAAAGGGGTGGGTAGGTAATCTGCTCACCCTTTTTTTTTAAAACAAATAAAAACAATGGCTTGTACATTAACAACGGGTAGAAAACTACCTTGCAAAAGTGCTTTTGGTGGCATTAAAAAAGTATTCTTTGCTGATTATGGTGACCTTACTGCAATTACAGTAGATGCACCAACTGGTGAAGCAACATTTACGGGAACACCAACTTGGTACGAATATGATGTAAAAGGAAATTCATCTTTAGAAACTACTGTAACAAGTAGCAGAGAAAATGGAACGACTTTTTATACTCAAACTTTAAACCTTACACTTACTTATTTAGATGCTTTAACGCAACAAGAACTACAAACACTTGCAGTAGCAAGACCATATGTAGTAGTAGAAGATTACTATGGTAATAGTTTCTTATGTGGCTTTGAAAACGGTATGGAGTGTACTGGTGGTACGGTAGTAACTGGAGCAGCAGCGGGTGATTTAAGCGGATTTACACTTACCTTTGAGGGTATGGAAGAAACTGCACCTTATTTCCTTGCAACAGCAGTAACTGGTGATGCAGCACAAGTAGACCCAACTGCATAATTAATATTTATTTTAAATTAGAAGCATCCTTAATCGGGTGCTTTTTTTTTGTTTTTACAAATTACTATTTTTTATACGTTATATAAGTAATGATATTATTTAACACAACTGCCACAAATCAATTTACTATAATACCTAGAGATTATGTATCAACTGCATATATGACTATTAGAGATGATAGCACAAATGTAACTGTTGATTATACATTAGTACCTAGAGTTGCTGGTGTTGGTAATATTGAAATTGTAAATGATACCTACAATGTATATAATGATACCTATTCAAATTTAGTTGAGGGGCATTTTTATGATTTAACAATATATTCAGATGTAGCAAAAACAAATGTAATATATAAGGATAGGATTTTCTGTACTGCACAAAAAGCAGAAATTGATGCAGATAACAATTATTTCTATAAAGTAAATAAAGACCAATATACAGAATACGATGGTTTCAATAATGACTATATTGTAATATGAGAAAAAGAAACGAAAAAGGACAATTTAGCAAAACAAAAGTATCAGAGTTTGGCTTTGTAAATTTAAGTACATACACATCACCAGAGGTTAAAGAAGTTAATGGTGCTGATTGGATTGAGTACGGGGCTGATAACAATTATTTTCAATTCCTTATTGATAGATATAATGGTTCACCCACAAACAATGCAGCTATAAATGGTATTTCACAAGCGATTTACGGTAAAGGTTTAAACGCAACTGACAGCAATAAAAAACCTAATGAATATGCACAGATGATTTCTTTGTTTAGAAAAGATGTAGTGCGTAGAGCTTGTTATGATTTAAAGTTAATGGGACAAGCTGCAATACAAGTTATCTACTCAAAGGATAGAAGCAAGATTGTTCAATTAGAACATATGCCTATTGAAACATTAAGAGCAGAAAAATGTGATGCAGATGGTAATGTACCAGCATATTACTATTGTAATGATTGGGTAAACATTAAAAAAAGTGATAAACCTTTAAGAATACCAGCTTTTGGTATGTCTAAAGAAAGTATAGAGATATATTACATAAAACCATACAAGAGTGGTTTCTATTACTACTCACCAGTAGATTATCAAGGTGGTTTGCAGTATGCAGAACTTGAAGAAGAAATATCTAACTATCATATTAATAATGTACGTTCAGGCTTGAGCCCATCGATGCTCATTAATTTTAATAATGGCACTCCAAACCAACAAGAAAGACAATTAATAGAAACGAAAATAGCACAGAAATTTTCTGGAAGCTCTAATGCTGGTCGGTTCATTTTGGCTTTTAATGATAATAAAGAAAGCCAAGCAGAAATAACACCAGTACAATTAAGTGATGCGCACAATCAGTACCAATTTTTGTCAACTGAAGCATCTCAAAAAATTCAAATTGCCCATAGGATTGTTTCACCTTTTCTTTTAGGAATACAAACATCAAACGGTTTTTCTTCAAATGCTGATGAAATAAAAACTGCATCTATTTTAATGGATAACACCGTTATAAGACCATTTCAAGAACTTTTAATAGATTGCTTTGATAATATACTTACATACAATGATATTAGCTTAAACCTATACTTTACAACGTTACAACCATTAGAATTTACTGATGTAGATAAAGATTTACAAAGTAAAGAAGATATTGAAGAAGAAACGGGTTATGAGTTTAGCAAAGAAAAAACTGAACTTGATAATGTATTAGAAGAATTAGGTGAAGAAGAAGATTTAAGCCAATGGACATTAATTGATGAAAGAAAAGTTGATTATGATGATGAAGAAGCACTTGATTATCAAATAGACCAACTAAACAAAAAGAATAAAAGCACGTTATCTAAAATATGGGAGTTTGTTTCTACGGGAACCGCAAGACCAAACGCAAAATCTGAACAAGATAAAGCTGTAAAAGATGTGGCATTTAAAGTACGTTACCAATATGCACCTTTAAAAGATACATTTGATGCAGAGGGTAAAAATGTTACAAGAAGTTTTTGTGAGAAAATGATAAAAGCTAAAAAGATATACCGCAAAGAAGATATTGAGTTAATGAGTACAAGAGCGGTTAATCCAGGTTGGGGGCCAAAAGGTGCAGATACATATTCTATATGGAAATATAAAGGTGGTGGTGCTTGCCATCATTTCTGGATGCGTAAAACTTATATGTTTACATTAGATAGTAAACGTATTGATGTTAAATCACCATTAGCACCAACAATAAGTGTAAATGAAGCTAAACGAAAAGGTTTTAAGCCAGAGGTAAATGATAAACTTGTAGCTAAAAGACCAATAGATATGCCTAATGAGGGTTTTTTACCAACTAATAAAAGAAGATAATGGCAACAGTATTATTTATAAATAGAACAGATTTAGTAAGAAACTCTATCATTGATGGGAATGTAGATACTGATAAATTTATACAGTTTATTAAGATTGCACAACAGAT